AGAATTATTTGGAGGACAAGACAATGAGTAATAAAAAAATTAAGAAATGAATATAACACACGATTTTGACAACCTGCAAAGTGATACCTACAAAGAAGTAATAACCGACCTTATATCACGCGAGAAAATGGGAAGGGCAAAGTATGGAGTAACGGTGGATAAAGCGAATTTGAGCGAATTGGAATGGATGCACCACGCATACGAAGAAGCGTTGGATTTCGCTATCTACTTAAAACGATTAATGCAGTTAAAAAAGCAGCGTTGAAACCTAACGAATAAAGAGTGGCATTTCGCCACTTTTTTTTTCGATTTAATTCTTTATTTAACCCCTCGTTTAATTCCTTATTTAACCCCTCTAATTGCGCGATATGAACCGCGTTATGCTCGTTGATTTCGTTCAATGAATGGTTGAGAATTAAAAGTTTATCGTTATCAATGGCAAGGTATTCCATCTTGTTGACAGTCAACAAAACTAACCTGCGCTCTTTACTCAAAGAATCCAGCTTGTTCGTATTTGCGTAACTGATCCATTGCTTTTGTGTATGCGCTATCGATGGCAATACTATCATACAAATAAATAGTATCAATTTGCTTTTCATATATTTCTTTTATTTTAATTCGTTCCTTTTGTATCGTGTCAATTCGCGCCTTCAATACTACGATTGTGTCGGTGTTTGTTACGACCTGAACGTTATTCGATTTATTCGCATTCATCCCCACAATGAACCCAAATATCCACACGAATAACGCAATGTAAATACTGATAACGATTGTGTTTATATTTTTCTCATTCATCGCTTAATAGATTGCGCCTTCGTGTATCCGGTAATTTTTAACGTGAAATGCTTTATTAATTCCTTTCGTAATGATTGCGAATCCGTGATTGTATTTCGAATAAGGATTGTAGTCAGGACTTAATTCACTCAAACAACCCACTCCCCAACAAGTAATGACCTTGCCATTTACATCGCGTTCCGTATGTTCTGCGGTTTGGTGATGGTGTCCACACATCGCATTTGCTTTTGTTTTCAGGAATAACCCACGCGCTACGTTCACGCTTGGTAAAAATTGTTTTCCGAATTCGTGTCCGTGAAATATCGACAATCCACCCACGTTCAATTTACTTTTTCCATCCAACCATTTCACATTGTATTTATCACAATGGGTAAGCGTTGGAAAATCGAACGCATCAATATCAAATAACTCAGGTGCTTTAACTCGCATATAACGCCAGTATCGTTCCTCGTGGTTGCCTTCCTTATAAACTATTTCAGCGTTTGGAAATTGCCCTCTTAATTCGCTTAAAAAACTACGCATCGCGTAAAGTTCATCTTTGAATTTTCGCTTCTTTGGATCCTTTACGAAGTCGCTTATTTGATGGCAGTCGAGCGCATCGCCATTCAATACAACCGTATCAACCCCTTCATCGATTCCTGTTTGAATTGCTACGCTCAGAGCGTCAATATCGTGGTAAGGAATATGAATGTCCGATAAGATTAAAACTTTTTGTCCTTTAATCTCGAAATGTTTACGACCTTTCGCGTAGGACTTTGGTAAATTGAATGGATTGCGCGGTCTTTCTTTTTCAATAACCAATGATTTATTTTTAGCAATTTGACTTCCAATTTTACCTTCAATTCTACGAAGTGCATTTCTTGCATCTTCAACCCCTAAAAAAGTTTCAAAGTGTTCTTTGTTTAATTTCTTTGCCAATGTAAGTGTTGGCGTGTCGGGAAATCGTGCGCGAAGTTCACGCGCTAATTTTGTTTTACTTTCTTCTTTTCTTGGCATAGTTAGTAAGGTTTGTAAATAGTTTTTCCGTTGCTTTTAATAGCTCGTAAAATTTGTTTTCTATTTACTCCCTTGTTGTAACTAACGTGAACCCAATCAGGTGCATTCTCCGTTCCGAACTCCCAAATGAGTTGGTCAAATGTACAATTATTTTTTATAAAATCAAATATCTCTTTGTTGTTTACACCGCCTAACAAATCGCCATCGATGTCGAGTGCCTTGCCTTCTAAATGTTGCGATGTTTTACTCCCACCAATTCGCTTGTTTAATTCAGGACTTCTGAATCCACTTGTAATTCCTATTGGTTTACCAAAGTGTTCACGCACTTTATCGAAAATTTCCGTACACACAAGTCGTAAATTTTCAACCTGCTCGGAGTTTGGAATGTTTTGAATTTGAAGTACACTCGCGGTATTACTTTTTATTACTTCTTGTAAAGTGGTGTATTTACTTAGTTTGCTCATCCTTCATTATTTCGTTTATATCCTCGTTTTTCCTTCCGATTAATGTTTTGATATTGCGCCACAAATCCTTTCCTGTAACCGCTTCAATCGATTCGATTATCGATTTAAATTCAATTACCGCAACCACCGTTGCAATTAATTTCGTGATGGGTATTAACTGCTCGATTATGTACGTTTCGATTAAAAAACCGCTCACAATCGCAAGTTGATATAACAGCATTTTTGTAACGCTGTCGCTCATTCTACGTGAACGAATTTTAATCCGCAATTTAACCGCCTTCCAAATACCCACGACCATATCCGCACCAACTAAAAAACCAATGGTAATCATTAGTTCTTTGATTGGAAGGAATATCGTTACAAGTGCAAGTACCCAATATTTCGTTTTCAAAAACAATAGTTCCTTCATCATCTTTTTACCTCATATTGTTTCTTTAAATATTGTTTCAAAAGTTTTTCGTATTCTTTTTTTCTCTTTAATACGATGGGGGCAGGAAGTCTTTTATGCTCCATTTTAATCGGTTATGTTTATATGAATCGCTAATCAAAAAACTACTTTTTCCGTACGGATTGCGGTCGGGAGAAATATCGTCATTCGTATTCGATGTATATTCAGGAAATAAATTGTTATTATAACAAAGATATTGCACCAATCTATTCGTGTAATAACGTGCGTTATCACGTGCGGCTTCCTTCAATGATTCCATTTCGCCTTTTGTAACTGGCGTTGTATCTTCACTTTGTCGACTAACTAAATTTCCATTATCGTGTTTATATAAAAGCGATGGATATAACTCAACCATTGTCCACCATAACAACGCTTTTAACACATAATCATTTAATAAAGTTTCGTAATTACCACTCAATGTTCCTGCGCTTACATCCGCTTTAATTTTATTCATTAAATCAGTACCCAAATAATTGGTTATTTGTTTGTCCTGCGCCAAATAAATTGCAGGTCTGATAATGTTTGGATCAACCGCATCCGTAATTGCGGTGTATTTCTTTAAATAATCCTCAGTTATTAAAAGTATTTCAGGTTGTATTGCCATTTTTTTAAGTTTTTATTTGTTGCCGAAACGTGGATTGGTTGGTAAAAATCCGTTGTAAGGCATATCGATTGGACGCTTTTCAACTAAATAATTGTTGCGTACTTTATACCCTGCTTTTTCCGCTAAACTCCACGCCTTTTTTCGCACGTTTGGATTGTTTAAATCTAATCCAAAACCTTTCGCGCTTATGTATAACTCCTTTTGCCAAACGTGATGACAATTACCACCACCTTTATACAACCAAACGGAATAAGTATCTGCGCCATACGGTCCCCATCCTGCATTCACCGCTTTATTATTCATCGCCATAATATCTTCTTTGCGGTATAGCTTATCGGCTAATATCATTTTACTGCAAAATTCACGCGTTGATGAAGTCACGCGACCTGAATAACGATAACGTGTGTAATATGTTTTGCCATCGATTAATTTATCCTGTTCGCTTGTTGCGTTTGGTTTGGCAGTTCCTGTACTGGCTTGTTGAATAGGCGTAATATCAAAAATGTGTGCGAGTGCTTCATTTTCTAAATCATCGTTCTCGTAATCTACATCGTAACTATCAATGAGAATCCAATCTTCGTTTGGTTCTTCACCTAACGCGATTAATTCTTCTGCGATGTCATCTAAATTTACTTCCTGACTTTTTATAATTCGTGCAGCCCAATCGCGCCCAGCATCACCACCCCATAATTGCCACGCAATTCTGCCTGCGGTTGGAAATCCTTTTTCGCCATCGTTCCAACCTGTCGCTTCTTTGTCGACTTCGTGACGTGCGAAATAAGAGTTCATTCGCTTCACAGTATCAAGTGATAAATTACGCTTGTTGCTAATATCACGCGCTCTCGCAACTCCTACTTCCGTGCCGCCTCGATTGTATTGTTCGCGCCATTTTAAACCAAGTTCGGCTTCGATTGCCATTTCATTGGTTGGCTCAAACGATTCTAAATTAATTTTTTTTTTTTGAACGACTTGCGTTGGATCAATAACAACACTTGACAAATTATCGAAGATGCTATTAATTTGCGCATCGCTCATTGTTGGAAATGCTGCCTTTGTAATTGCTTTTGCGCTTGGTATAGTCAATACGTTCGCAGTTGTTTGAACAATAATATCCAATAACGATGCAATTTGCGCTCCGTTTAACGCTTGACTTGCAACGTCTAACGAAGGTTGTCCATTCGTTGCTTCCGCTTGTGCATCTGCGAATAAATCGTTTTGTGTTATTTCAACTGTTGCATTTATTGCAACAACTGAAAATAAATATTCGATGCTATCGGTAATCATTTTTTGAAATGGCTCAACGACTTGCTTCATAAATATGCGCATCGCTTGTTTCATTTCATCGGTGTTCGAACCTAATCCACCGCCATCCCTAATTCCAAATAATAAAGGACTGGTAACGCGATGTCCAACCAATATAGATTCGATTGCTTGACTTACTAACGTTTCGAATTGTTTGTCCATATCGGAAACAGGAAACGGAGTAAACTCAACACCTCTATCTCTATCCTCGTTGAAAAATGTAAGTACCTTACCTGCGTTTTCTGCTCCCTGTATCGCCTGTTGCAACTGATTTTTAATCATTCGTTGCTCTTCTAACGTAGGTATTCCGTTATTAAACGATGTAATTAACGAAGGGAAAAAGCCATTTAGAATCAAATTAACTTGATATTCGCTTATTTGCCTTGTTAACTCGATATTGTTTACTGCGCTAATGTAATCAGGTTTAGGATAATATTCACTGCCCGGTACAATCGAATGAACGAACATCACTTGTTTTGGATATTCGTCTTTGTAATCAGGATTGAACATCGGAATATATGCAGGTGTATTTTTCTTTTTTCTTGTATCGTTCCAATCACGTGAGTAATAAATACCATTCACATCGTCATTGTCATCGCTCACGCATAACCTGCAATTCTCGAAAGGTAAATGATTAATTTGCGCGATGGTACTTCTATCCATCGACCAAATAATTTCCCAATAAAAACCACCGTGCAATTTCAAATCGAGCGCGGTTGTGTGTCTCAACTTATCTAATTGTAATCGTGTTATTTCATTTGCTGCCTGTTGATTGGTAGTGGACAAATTTTGTCCTGCAATCATAAATGCAATCGAGTTTACAATACTTCCGTGAACAGGCGATTCGTTGTATAGTTCGATTAGATATTGCGGAAATACATTCCCCTCACCAAACGTTACAAATCCTTTCCTATCTTCAATTTCGATGGGTTGCACCTTAACGTATTTGGATAATTCAACTTGCGTTGCTCCAATTCTTTGTTTTATTTCGTCTACTATATTAGGCATTGTATTCGATGTCAGATGGAATGGTTAATGTCGGTTGGTCGTAGTAGTTAATGAGCGAAGAAAATTCAATAAATCCCCTTTCAATTTCACCGACCACCACAGCATCAGAAGGATCCAAGTTAGTATTTGAATTTTGACCGTAAACAATATAACTCCAACGACCACCGTGATTGATGAGAATCGAAGCATTAAGCGGATAATTTGCATTCGTGCTAATTCCCAAAGTTGTAATCCTTTCATTCTCGGTAATAATCGTTGGAATCACATATAACAATTCCGAAGTTAGTTCATTTTGCAACACCAATAAATAATCGGTATAGGTTGTTGAAAAAAGTAAACTCCCCTCTTTAAGTGATAAGAGGAGAGTTTGAGATGCGGTATTTGATTGCAGGTAATTCACGCTGCAAATAAATTAAATAGTTGGTGCGATAACAGTAACAGGAGCGAAGTTATCAAATGGAACATCTTGGAATGACTCCAAACGATATGCTTTATTTCCTTCTTCTGCGGTGAACGTAATGGTGTAACCATTCAAATCACCTTTTGCAGTTCCTGTTGCGGTTGACATCGCGGTAACTTCCGCTCCATCAACTTTACCAACTAACCAAATATTGTCGTTGTTATCTTGAACAAAAACAACTAAACGATTTTGAGCAACGATATTTAATTGCTTTCTTCTCGCTGCGCTCAATTTGTGGAACGTAGCGGTAACGGTTTGAGTATAGAAAATCGTTCCATTCTCAACACTCGATGCAACTTCTTCCGTAAAACTTCCTGTGTGTTTTGGAAGAGTATATTGATAAACGCTCATTGTTGGAAGTCCATTCACTTCTTGCGTTCCTGCATCAATGGATACCACACCACCTGACAAATAATCTTCGCGTTGCACGAGGAAAATTGCTTTAATACCACCGATACCATCTTTACATTGGAGCGTAAATCCTGCGGTTAATTCACAAGCCATAATTTTATTTTTTTATTTTAATAAATAGGGGAGCAGTCGTAACCACTCCCCTTTTATATGTGGTTAATATTAGTTATGTCCGATTACGCAGTCAGTAATAACACCAACTTGTACACCTGTACGGAAACGCATTGCCATTCTTACGTTGTCAGATGCATCAGTCAAAGACATATCAACAACTTTAACTTCTGCGAAGTCAGAGTTAGCATCAACACCAACAAACAAGTTAGATGGTTGAGCAGCTATGATAGTTCCTGTGCTTATTCCTGGACAAACATAAATATCATATCCGTTGAATTGCAAGTTGAACTCATCACCTGCTTGATACATTTGCATATAACCCAAAGCGGTAATGGCTTGGCGATAGTATTGAGCAGTTGCACGATTAACGTATAACTTAGTATCAGGTGAACCAATCAATGCAGCAGGTAAAGCGTTAATTACAGCGTTCATATTAGCGATAACATTTGTCGCATCCAAAGTTGCTGCCCAAGTTTGATCAGCAGAACCACTTAATCCAGCGATTAATTTCTTTTGAAATCCATCGAATGAAGTATAAGTTCCTGCGGTATCACCTTGCCAAATTGTGTATTCAATAGTTTCACCAACTTTTGCAGCGGCATAACCAATCAAAAAGTCAACGAAGTTTGAAGGAACAACATCGTTAATAAATCCACGTCCAGTTTGAGCGGCTTCCCAATCTTGAGTAAATTCTTTTTTACAAAGTTCAAGGTTAGTCATCAAATCAGTAACAGTTAACACGCTTTCGGTTAATGTCAATGAACCTTGTTGATTGAAATCACACGCAGCGGATTGAACCAATGAAGCTGAATTAGCCAACTTCTTCAATACTGCCTTGTATTTTACACCCTCTTTAAGAGTAACATATCCTTTCGCCAAAGTGTCTCCCGACAAAATAGCAGCGTTGATATATGGTAACGCTAACTCACCTGCGTAGGTGCTTGTAATGGTTAATGAATCAGCCATTTTTTTTCTTTTTATTTAATTATTTATATTTATTTATAATTGAAAAGATTCTATTTTTAGAATCCATTTTTGCCAAATTGATTGGAGCGGATGCAGATGGTGCGTTTACTTTCTTCACGCTTTCAACCGCAGGTTGTTTGCTCATCTTTTCAACTTGTGCTTTTAATTCAGTTTTTTCAGCAGTCAACGAATTGATTTTGTTTTCGAACTGCTCGATTAATGCGTTAATGGTTGCTTCAAATTCTTCTTTTGAAACGCCATCGAATGCGGCTTGTTCTTCTTTTGCTACTTCTTCGGATTCCATTTCGGGTTCCAAGATTTCAGTAACCACACCACCAACGGTTACGATGTACTTGCCTTCGGCAGTTTCGTGTTTTCCATCGGGCGCAGGAACTTCATTACCTTCGGCATCCTTTACAAATAATGGACTACCAACAGCAATCATTTCATCGGGTGAACTTACTTCAACCCCATCTTTAAGAATTGCAACTGCAAAACGTACTGGAGCAGCCGCTTCGATTTCACCTTCGGCGCTCAATTTGATACCGAATAATTTCAATCGTTCTGCGTACTTACTCACGATTTCATTTACTTTATTCATTGTTAAAATTATTTTCTCAACTATATGTAGCATTACGCCTAAATTTGTTTTGTTAGTTTTTGTAGTTTGTTTTTGTT